AATATTTTATTTTCTGAATGGGGAAATAGAGGTCTTCATTATTGGGAAATTGCTAATAACAATATTACTTTAGTTGACAGTCAAGCGGTTTATACAATGTATCGCTCAACAGGGGATGGTACTTCAGATGCTACGGCTGTGTACGGAGTCGATAATGTTTTAGAAGCTAACTATAGAATTACTTCTACAAATGTTGATACTCCTATGACTGCAATTAGTAGATCTCAATATCAAGGTTTTTCTAATAAAACTGCGAAAGGAATTCCTACTCAATATTTTGTAGAAAGATTTATTGATAAAACTACAATCACTTTATATTTAACTCCTGGTGCTGCACAAGACGGGAATAAAATAAATTATTATTATGTAAAAAGAATTCAAGATGTAGGAGCTTACACAAATGCAACAGATGTACCATTTAGATTTGTTCCATGCATGTGTGCGGGACTATCTTATTATTTATCACAAAAAAACGCTCCTCAAAGAACACAAGAATTAAAATTATTATATGAGGATGAGTTGGCTAGAGCTGTAAAAGAGGATGCTGATATTACAAGTACATATATAGCACCCAAGGTTTACTTTCCTAACGCTTAATTATGACTACGTTTTCACAAGGTAGATGGGCTTTAATGATCTCCGATAGATCAGGGCTAGCATTTCCTTATCAAGAAATGGTTAGAGAATGGAATGGTGCATGGGTTCATTATACAGAGTTTGAACCTAAATCGCCTCAGTTAAGTCCTAAACCAACAAGTGCAGATCCTCAAGCTTTACAACATGCAAGACCAGCTAGAACTGAATTTGCAACTGAAGATTTTTTACCTAGTGATCCTTTTTCAACTGCTTCTAATACTACATTAACTTTTTCATTTCCATTTGGTGGATTGGCAGTTAATGATCAGGTAAGATTTACAGATGTTAAAGAGGCAGTAGGAGGAGTTTCAGTTCAACAATTAGAATTAAATACTACTTTAAATGGCGCCATTAACTCTACTGCAACAACTGTCACGTTAACCGATGCTTCCAGTTTCCCGACGAGTGGATATATTGTTATTAGAAAAGTTTTAACTACTTCCGATACCAGTGATCCTTTATTAGTTGGTACGCTGGCTAATGAAACAATTCAATATACTGGTAAATCCAGTAATGATTTAACAGGATGTACAAGAGGAACGGCTTCTCCTTATAGAGGAAATACACCTATCAATACTACAGCCGATTCTCATGTAACTGGATCGATAGTTTATGGATCTCATAAAATTGTTTCAAGAGTTTCTACGACAGTTAAACAAGCTGGCGTGCCATCGACAGTGACTCAATATAATAGCTTTACGTTGACTTTACCTTCAGCTGCCAGTACAACTGAAACAGGAGGCGGGATTAATTGCGTCGTAGGACCGGTTAATCAAAGGAGAGCATAATGATTATTAGATTTTTAAAATTTTTATTCGGTAGAAAAAAAGAAGAGGTAGTAGAATCGGCGCCTCAACCAAAACCCCCACATTGTGGATCTCATAATAGATATAAAAAAAGCTGTTTAGCTTGTAGAGAGGCAATAGCATAATGGCAGGATACACACTCTCAGCATTAGAAGCTGACATTAGACTTTATACTGAAGTAAGTTCAACGGTATTAACGGGCGCTATTCTAGGCAGATTTATAGAAAATGCAGAATATAGAATTTTTTATGATGTCCCTAGTGATAATAATAGATTCGTTAGTGAAGGAAATTTAGCTGCTGATGATAATACAATTAATGTTCCCGGAAAAGGAACCAAAGGGTTAACAGGTACAGTATTTGTTAGAGGAGTAGAAGTGTTCACTTCTACAGCTAATACAGAAGGAGAAGGAACATGGCTCCAGAAAAAAGATCAAACTTATTTAAGTGAATACGTTAATAGATTAACTGGGACAGAAGGGGGAAGCACAGGTCAAGATGTCACTGGTTTTCCTAAGTATTATGCCATGTTTGGAGGAGCCACAGCAGTTTCAGATACGACTTCAGGAGGTCTTTATTTAGCCCCTACGCCAGATGCTAATTATATGCATAGAATATATTATGATATGGTACCTGCAAGTTTAGTGACTAAAACATCTGGAACTTATATTAGTCAATATTTCCCACAAGGGCTCCTATATGCCTGCTTAGCAGAAGCTTTTGGATATTTAAAAGGCCCAATGGATATGTTGACATTATACGAAGGAAAGTATAAACAAGAGGTACAGAAGTTTGCAGGAGTGCAAATTGGTAGACGAAGACGAGACGATTATACTGACGGAACAGTTAGGATACCAGTCAAATCACCGTCACCGTAAATTAGGAGAAAAATATTATGGCTATAACATCGGCAGTAACAAATACTTTCAAAGCAGAAATGTTAAAAGGCTTGCATAGTTTTGATACATCTGGAGCAACTCCAGCTGGAAACGTTTTCAAAATTGCATTATACACTAGCAGCGCAACTTTAGGTACTACGACAACTGCTTACAGTGCGACTAATGAAATTTCTGGTTCGGGGTATAGTGCTGGTGGAAATACTCTGACGAACACAGGAGTTGGCACAAGTACAACAACTTCTTTCACAGATTTTTCAGATACATCGTGGACATCAGCTTCTTTTACAGCAAGAGGATGTTTAATTTATAATTCATCTACCGTCACTGGACTGACATCAAACGCAGCAGTATGTGCTGTTGATTTTGGTGGGGATAAAACAGTTTCATCTGGAACTTTCACAATACAATTTCCAACTAACGACTCTAGTTCAGCTATCCTAAGACTATCATAAGGAGGTAAATCCTTATGGCTAACTCTTGGGGAGAATCGGGAACAACCTGGGGCCAAGGCGACTGGGGACAACAAAATGTAACTACTTTTGTTATTGAGAGTGGTATATTTTCTTCTATTGCAACTACATTAAATTCAGACGGACTATTATCTTATCCTGAACAAGGATGGGGAAGATTTGGATGGGGTGAAAAAGATTGGGGGGATAATTCTGTAACTTATGCTCTTACTGGTCTTTCTATTACAACTACCCTTAATGATGAGATTGCAGCTTTCCCGAACACAGGTTGGGGTAGAGATTTTTATGGTGAAGAACCTTGGGGAGATAGTTATGACCCAGTAGTTACTCTTGATTCTTTGACAGCAATGTCAATGTCTCTGGGAACTTTCCCTTACGCTCAATCAGAAGAAGGTTGGGGTAGAGATGAATGGGGCTATGGTAACTGGGGTGAAAATACTACTACAGTTGTAGTAACTGATTCATTCGAAATTTCTAGTGCTCTGGGTCCAAGTGGATGGGGCCAAGCTCCTTGGGATGAACAAGTTGGATGGGGAGGAGATTTAAGATTTGATACGACTCAATTATCTGTAATCACTTTCGATGGTTTAAATATTACTTCAACTTTAGGCACACCAACTTTAGCTTACGATTTTATTTTTGGTATCACTGGTCCAAGTGCCATAGGTGCTGGTATAGGAACTTTAAGTATTAATAATGGAGCTGATCACACTCAAGGATTAGCGAGTTTAAATATTACATCTACATTAAATTCGAGCGGTTTGGCTCATACCATGACCTACGAAATAAGTGGGCTTTCTATCACAAGTACTTTAGATACCGATCTAGTTGTTGATAATACTGAAATTGTAAATATCTCGGGATTAGCTATTACAAGTACTTTAGATACAGATCTAGTTATTGCCGATATGTCCATAGGATTATCTGCCCTAAGTGCTATAACTTCTAATGTAGGGGCAATTTCACCTGCTGATGTTGTAGGCTTGACTGGATTATCATTTAATGTTAATTTAGGATCAACTGGTTTTGCACCACTTGGGTATAAAGATATTGACATTACAGGCAATACTTCTTATACATACGTAGAGCACAGTGCTTAAATTAGGAGATTAAAATTATGGGATCAAATTATACACCTCTTGGCGTTCAACTGATGACGACTGGCGAAAAAGCCGGCACATGGGGAACATTAACTAATACTAACTGGGACATAATGGAGCAAATCTCCGGTGGCTATAAAGAACAAGATATAGCTGGTGGAGCAGGAGCTACTACCCTATCAGTTTCTGATGGATCAACAGGTGCTACACTTGCACACAGAATTATTAAATTAACAGGATCAATTACAGGAAATAGAACAGTAACTATTCCTTTAGACGTTCAAACTTTTTACATTGTTACTAACGGATCAAGCGGAGCTTATACAGTTGAATTTAAATATGTATCAGGTTCTGGTTCTAGCGTAACTTGGTCAGCTACTGATAAAGGAACTAAAATTATTTATGCAGCTGCTGATGACGGAACCAATCCTAACATCATTGATGTTGGAATGGGAACAGTTACTCTTGATGGCACAGAAACTTTAACAAACAAAACTTTAACTTCACCAAAAATTGGAACTTCAATTTTAGATACTGGTGGAAACGAATTATTAAAATTAACTGCTACAGGATCAGCAATCAATGAACTGACTCTTGCAAATGCAGCAACTGGAAATGGTCCAATAGTTTCTGCGACATCATCTTCAGACTCTAATGTAGATATTAATATTAATCCATTAGGAACAGGAGTTCTTAAATCAGGAACAGCAGCCGTTAAAATTGCAGGCACTGAAACTATTTGGGTTCCAGCTTCTGCTATGTATGGATCAGAAACAAATGGTGCTGATGGACAACAAGTAGAAACAACAGCAACAAGACCCGATTTAAAAGTTTTAGATTTTGATGCAAGCACAGCAGAATATGCACAGTTCGCTGTTGCAATGCCTAAGTCATGGAATTTAGGAACAGTAACGTTCCAATATTTCTGGGCTCCAAGTAATACAAATACAGGAAACGTTATTATGGGATTACAAGGAGTTGGTGTAGCTAATGATGACACAGCTGATGTTGTTTTCGGAACAGCACAGGAAGTCACAGACGCGGGCGGCGGTGCCGTTGAAGACGTACTTGTTTCTTCAGTAAGTTCTGCAATGACAATTGCAGGAACACCAGCTGATGACGATTTAACATTTTTTCAATTATACAGAGACGCAGCAGATGGTAGTGATACCTTTACAGGTGATGCACGCGTAATGGGAATTAAATTATTCTATACAACAGACGCTGCCAACGACGCATAAAATTTATAGGAGGAAAGAAATATGTCTTTTGGTTATCAAATTTTAGGATTTGGAGCTGGCGGAGGCGCCGGTCCTTGGATGGAAGCTACCGGAGGAACCCTTGTTAACTACAGTGATGGGGGAACAGATTATGCTGCCCATTATTTTTTAGCTACAGGAAGTTTTGTAGCTACCATTGGTACTGATGCAACTAAAGGTGATAAAGTAGATTATTTTGTTATTGCAGCTGGAGGCGGCGGAGGCAATCACATTGGCGGTG